ACAAAAAAGTTAGCGTTCTCTCTGTTTTTAGCTTCTTGTTTTCTTTGTAATTCTGCTATTGTTTGAGCCTTTCTTATTTCAAGACTTTGTTCTTCAACAGCTTTCAAATAATCATTATAGGCATATCTTTGATTTCTAGCGTTTTTCAAAGCTTCTGCTCTTTGTTTTCTTTCTTCTACTGAAGAATATCTTGCCATAATTTACTCTCCTTATTTTTAGCCGAAGTTTGTTTTGAATAAATCGTTCAAGTCTGAAGCAGTTTTGCCACCCCAGTTCCAAGCCCAGAATTTGCTTCTGTTTTGAATAGTCCACAATCTTCCAGTGCTGGAAGCGATATAAAGCTGACCGTTATATAAAACACAGTCGCCTTCTCGAATATCGTTTCTACCAGAAGTTTGTCTCATATAAGCATAAATTTCTTGAAGTTCGTCATTACTTCCAGCAAACTCGTCGCCAACTTCAACTTTGTATTTTTCGCCATTGTAGGTTATATCATAGTTGTTAGCGTGGTCGTTGTTGTTGCTTCCGTAAGTGATATTCAAGTGGTTATCCATAGGGCTGGAGATTGTTACGCCACCTTTGCTAACATATCTGTTGTGGCCGGTAGATGTATCAATCTTAAGCTTCGTGCTTGTTTCTTTGTTTCCGTTTTGGTCGGTTTTTGTTTCTGTAACAGTTCCGTCTCCATTATCAACAGTAGATGTTTGACTTCCGTCTCCATTATCTGTAATAACTGGCTTACTAGACTCTGTAGCGCTATCCATTTGTTGTTGGTCTGGATTGTTTTTGTAAAACTTAATCTGTTGCTCTGCGATAGCTTGTTGTGAAGGGCTAAGCTGATTTTTGAAGCTATTATAAAATTCTTCAAGCTCGGCAGCTGTATTAAATGTGCCACTTTCAACGATTCCCATAAATTCATTGAAGGCAGATGTTTGAGCAGCATTTTGTCTATCATAAGCAGTTTGCTCTTCAGCTTTTTCGAATTGTTGGTATTTATTGAGAATATTTTGCTCGTTGGCAGCAGTATCGCTTTCAATATTTGTTTTGTTTGTCATATAGTTGTTAAACAAATTAGTTTTTTCATTGTTTGCGTTAGCTTCTATATTTCCAAGATTATTCATATATTGAGAGTCGGCTTGAAGTCCTACAGATTCAGACACGCCAAGATTGTTAAGTCCATTGTTTTTGTTCTGCAAGTTCAAATACTTAGACATTTTATCTCTTAAAATGCTAGCTTCTTGACGCTGAGCAGCTTTAGAGTCGTCTACAGCTTTAGTAGCAGAGTTGTATTGATTTTCCAGATTTTGCTTTTGGATATAAGCTTGATAAAGATTGTTTCCGGTTTCATAATCCTTATCGCTCATACCTTCAGTTTTATTAAAGCTTCCGTCAACATAATCCTTGCCAAATTGTTCTTTATACCAGCTTAAGAATCTGTCGTTGTTTTGACCTTCTGTTTGGAGAGCTTTATTATCTACAGCGTTTGCAGCTGTAGTAGCGTCCGTCTGAGCCGTAGGTGTTGCAGAAGTTTTATTAGCGTTTGCTAATTTTGCAGCTTCTGCCTTTTCTTTGGCTTGAGCTACAGCATTTGAAACATTTTCCTTTATTTTTGTTCCAGCTGCTGAAACCTTTGTTTTAAGGTTTGCAAACCACTTTTGCCAGTTACTCAAAAAATTATTGTTCGCCATTTTCCCCGTCTCCTTTTATAGTTTGATTTTCTTTTTCTACTTGTTCTTTAGTAGATATTCCTTTATCGCACTTAAAACGCTGTAAATAGTTAATCTGTCTAACAGTTCTTTTACGAAGGTCTTCTGTTACGAAATAGTAAGATTGCACCCACTTAATTCCACCAAACAACAAGAAGATTGCAATTTGAACTAAAGAAGATATAACTTGCGCCCAGCCAAGAATAAAACTGAAAGTGAAGTAGGAGAAGACCAAGCCCATAATAAGTCTTGAGATTAAGTCAGAACGAGCTTCTCTTTTTTGATAAGCCTTTCTATCCATACCCAAGTTATGAGGGTCTTCCGGTTTTGTTTTTGTTGCTGTAATTGCGTCAGTAGAAAGTAGAGTTATCTTTACTCTCATAGCTTTAAGAAAAGCTTTTCTTTTAGCATTTTGACGCTTATTAAAGAGCTTAATCTTTTTCTTTTCAACCTTGTATTTAGCTTTGTCATATTCCTTCATTTCTGCTGAAGAAAGAATTTTTACAACTTCTTTGCCGTCCACTTTGGTTTTGATTTCATATCTAAACTCTTTGTGAGAAAAGTCTTGCTCTTTGGCTGTTCCTTCTTCGTCGAAGCAGTCGGAATATCTAAGACCTTCCTTGCTTAAAATTTGCTTTCTAATAGTTACATAAGTTTTGACATTTTCTTCTTCGCACCAGTCGTCCATTTCATTGATTTTCTCGTCAACATCTGCGACGCATTTTGAGTGAAGTTTATTTGTGTCAATAACTTCTTTTTTTCTGTCTCCAGCCAGCAAGCCTTGAAGAGAGAATAAGTAGGATATTGTATATCCCATAAGAAAGATAATAAATCCTTCTCCAAGTATCTCCAAGACCGTCTTGCCAGATTGACCGATTTTAATAAGACCATAAGCGATATAGGCGGCGCACGCAAAGAAGATAATAAAATACAAAAAGTTGTTTCTTATAAAGGTTTTTAATTTGCTTTTTTCTTCCATTACGACCTACCTCCAATATACTCGTCTAAAAGGTTTTTAACTTCTGTCTTTACTTTGTCTGTCGTTGCGTCTGCAGTTTTACCTATAAGAATAGCTTCTTTTGTATTCTTAATAGCTTTCTGGAAGCATATTAAGTCCAAAACTTCTCCAACAAAGCAGAGCGCTGATAACCAGACTATATCTTGTATTAAAGGATAGAGAAAATAACATAAAATACACAAAACGGCATAAGTTATAACTCTTTTAGGCATTTTAAGCTTGCCAATTACCTTCAGCAAGAATAAGACTATTGCTATTATCAATCCTACACTAATTTTTACGGTGTCTGTCGGTGTTTTTACATAACTGCTCCAATTACAAGCTATATAAACCAATAATGGAGCAGCAGAAACAATAAAGCTTCCTATCTGAAGAAGCACCAACCTTAACTTAAGATTTACTTTCTTCTTCATTTTCGCCTACCTTCGCAATCTCTTCTGCGTAGCCGTTAGCGACTAACTCAGTTGTATTGCAAAAACCGATTTTTACCATTTCTTTAGTGTTAGCTGTGTCTTGTTTAATTTGTTTTATATCTTCTTTTAACTGAACAATATCTTTCTCAAGTTCTTTATTTTTCTTTTTAAGATAAACATTTTCAGCGTTAGAAGCTTTTAGCTCTGTAGTTGCAGCTTTGATTTTACCTAGAGTTGTAAAAACTACAATAACAGCCGAAATAATACCAGTTAAGTTAGCTGTGATATAAGGCATAACCTTTTCTCTGAAATAATTTGAGCCTTCCGATTCTTCGTTAAGCTCTGGATTTGTTACTTCTGCTTCTGTAGTTGTCTCAGACACTGCCACTGCTGCGTGAGCTATGGTTTTGTTTGGTAGAGAGACAAACATAATCCCTCCGAAAACAATCGCTAAAATACTAAATATTAAAAACTTTTTCATAGTTTCCTCCCATACTTAATTTTTTTGTAGAATATAGCTTGTCTCTTAATCGTAATATCAACTAAGTGCTTACAATTAGAGAAAGCGTCTAAACAGATACGAATAGGGCAGTCCGATTCTTCTATAACAACCCCAGTCAGATTTGGCGAATTAGCAAAGGCTTTCTCTCCGATTTTGCGCACATCTTCTCCTATTCTGATGTAGGTTAAGTCTTGATTGCCTCTAAATTCAAAGTCGGAGATTTCGTCCTTGTCAATTCTCATAGACTACACCTCAACGAAATATTCTTCACGAAGGCCGTGATTTTCTCCGGCAATAGCCTTAATTTCTTCTTCAGTCTTACCGTCAAATTCATTAGCGAAAGACACACAAGCGTCGTCAATTTCTCTTTGAGAGAGAATACCTTGTTCTTTTTGTTTGTTAGCAAATTCAAGCCATTGAGCTTTGCTGAATACTTTCTTTTTTGTTGCCATTTTGATTTCCTCCATTTAATTTCTTTCCATACGCACTAACTATCTTCTTTAATTTATTTTTAGGCGTATAAGGATAAACTCTGAATTTGTAAAAATTGTATCCGTTGCTTATATGACATAACCAACCTAGCAGAGATAAGATTCCCATAGCTTGCTGAATAGACACATATCCTTTCTTTTGAGTTCTTCTAATTCTTCTCAAGAGTCTGTAATATATCCTTCTGCGAAGCATTGTTCTATCTCTGTAAAATCGAAAGCCTACAAAGTCTATAGGTCTCGAATCAATCTTCCAGACTTGCCAATTATCTTTTAGTTTTAATTTTATCGTGTTAAGGTATTGATTTATCAAATCGACAGCTTTATGAAGCTTTCGTTTATTTGTGTCAATCAAAACCATATCGTCAACATATCTCACATAATACCTTACTTGCAGCTGTTCCTTTATATAGTGGTCTAAGCCTTCCAAATAAAAGTTACTAAACCATTGAGAAGTGTAATAACCTATAGGAAGGCCTTTGCCACCATTGTCAAGGACTTGTTTGAGCAAGCTTAAGAATCGCTTATCTTTTACTTTTCTCTCAAACATTTGTAAAAGTATTTTTGTGTCTACATTGTTAAAGAATTTCGATATATCTAGCTTAGCTACATATCTATTTCTTTTATCTCTTAAAGCTTTCACTACATACTTTTTAGCTTCAAGGCCACCTCGTGCCGGGACGCTACCACAAGAGTAGCGATACATACCTTTTCGCATAATAGGCTCTAATTTTAGAATTAGTAGCCAGTGAATAATCTGGTCTGGAAAGAATTTAGGCACAGTGATTATTCGTTTCTTCAGACAAGAACGGTCAAATATCTCTTGCAAAGTGTTCTCTGACAAAACAACCTTCTCTTCTTGAAGCATTTTCTGTAGCTTTCTGGCATACATATCTTCATTTTTGAGAACTTTTTGTATATAACGGCGCTTAGTTTTACCCTTAGAAGCCATTTTTATAGCGTATTTTATTGTTGCCAAATCACACATTGACTCGTATAAATAACCAATTCTTCTCATAATTTCCTTTTAATCTGCTCACGGCGTTTCGAGAAATACCTACTAAGCCGTCCTCTTATCGCAGTATTTTTTAGCGAGAGCTATGGATTGCGTATGCTCTTTCAGACTATATTTTTAGATTAAATTGCGACCACCGTTATTCGACCTCGCATTAGACACAGCGTTGTTACCATTCCAATACCACAAGCCAGCCTTAGCACCGTTGTTCCAATTCCCACCCACGAGCAAGAAAGCACAGGACTTCGCACACACTACCCAGAATATTTAATTTTTTGTTTTATTTTTTATACATCAAGGGAGAGAAATCTCCCTTGACAATCCCTCTTAAAGAGGTTTGAAGCAAAGGCGACCGCCGTTGCCCGACCCAGAGAGAGACACAGCATCGTAACCAGCCCAAGACCACAAGCCAGCCGCAGCACCGCGGCGCCAAGGCCCACCCACGAGCAAGATTACGCCAGCGTCAGCATACCAGCTATAGTCGCTATAATAGCTTCCGTCAGCTCCACCAACAGCGCTAATATATTGCAAAAGTGGATTTTTAGAGAAGTTGCTGATAGTTTTAATATAACCTTCAGACTTAGGTCTATCTCCCATATAAGAGTAAGGCATAGTTGTCTTAGCTCCAGCGTATTGTGTAGGGTCAGTGCAGATGTAAACCTTTTCTTTATTGAAAGATATACCGTCGCAGAAAGTCCAAGTGTTTCCCCAAGGATTTTCAATTCCACGATACTTACAAGCGTGATAGCCGTCAGTATTACAAGAAGTGTCAGTCCAAGCGTCAGACGCTGCGTCGTGATTATTATTCCAAGAGCCAGAAGGGGTTTTTACATTGTCTGTATGGCCGGTTATAAGAGCTGCCGTGTTTGAGCTATTAGTAAATCCAGTCATAATTGACTGACTATGAGTAGTAGCAAATTCAATTAAGAATAGCTGTTTCAAAATCATATCAATTAAGAAGTCATATTGCTGATAGCCAGAGCCGTTAGCTCTTGCAGCAGTTCTTAAGTTGTCGATAGTGATATTTACAAGGACTGTTTGACCGGTCTTAGAGTATAATCTCGAAGAAGAGCCAGAGCCTTCGTATTTACCAACATCTATGTAGTCAATTTCATTTCCTTTGCCGTCAATGAAAAGCGTAGAGAATCCACTGTGTCTCATACCAGATATTTGATATTTATAAGTTCCATTAGAATTTTTAGTAACTTTACTATAAAACTTAGGAATCCTTATAAACACATTTCCGGCAGAATCCACAACTTCTGTCATATCGCTCCACGGGAAGCAATTATCGAAGTCGCTTCTGATTTCAGAAGTGCCTCTTTCATAAGTTAAACCGACAGCTGCGTCAGTTCTGGTTAGTGTAGGACTTTGGCTTCCAACGCCGTCTACACCATAAATTTTAGCTTTTTCAAATACCATTTCGTCCTCCTATTTGTTTTCTAAAGCTTTGAGCCTTCTGTCTATCTCGCCACCTTTAGAACATCTATTAGCAGTAACAGCATTTTCAGCAAGGTAGCCTAGAGCAGCAAACACAATATCCTCAAGATTAAACGCAGTTAAAGGCGTTCCAGCGTCATAAATAACAGTTCCACTTACAGCTATCTGGTCTCTAAGTTCCTCAATATCTGAAGTAGCGTTGTCGAGCTGAGTCTGTTTTGCCGTAGTAAAGGAAGCTGTGGTTGCGTCCAATACAGACTTGTTAGAGTGACTGTGTTTTTTAGTTACAGCGTCTGACAAGTTAGCGTTTGTCTGATTATATGTATCTAAAAGGCTCTTATTAGAGTGTTCGTGCCTTTTGCTCGTATTGCTATCAATCTTTGACTTATAATCGTCAGAGATTTTGAATTTTACCTTGTTTCCGTCATTAGCGTCTATATACATAGTCAAGGTAGTTCCGTCAGCATAATATTCGTTTACAAGTGCTGCAACTGGAATTTTGATAAGCGTATCATTATCAAGCTCTAGCCAGATTTCTTTTGTAGTTGCATTATAAGTTCCACTTTTAACTAAATATTCTGTAGGAAGGTCTATAGAAAAAGTTGTTCCATTAGTCCTTGTAATTGTTAAAATTCCATTTTCAGAATTAAGCGTTATGTTCTTTATAGCTAAGTCTACAGCGTTTTTATTTTCTGTAACTCTTCCGTCTAACAAACGGCCTCTATTAGCTGATAAAGGCTTATTTGTTGCTATGCTTGTGTAGTTGTCTTGAATATCTGAATATTTTACTCTTTCGTTAAAAGCAGCTTGCTGAGCTTGTGATATAGGTTTATTGTTATCTGATGTATTGTCTACATTTCCTAAACCTACTTGAGCTTTAGTAACAGAGTGAGGGTTGTTTGTAGCTGACTCGTGTTCGCTTTCGGCTTCTTGTATAGCGTCTAAGATAATATTACCTTCAGCCACAATTCTCTTAAGTTCTGATATTAGAGAGTTGTTTGCGCCAGTTACAAACTCAAAGAACGCTCTTTTAATATCTTCTGGCTTCATACCAGCTTCAGAAGGTCTTATAGGAAGTCCGTGTGCAGACTTTCTTAAGATTGCTTCTTCGGTAGCTGGAGAGATAGGTGTTATTTGTCTATTACTCATTATTTGACTCCTTTATTGATTTTGTTAATTTTGTAAACAATCGTTAAATTGTTGATTATGCAATTCTTATCGTTATCGCTTTTAATCTTAAACATAATATAGTTAAAGTTTCTAACCAACACTTTCTTTGTGTAGCTGTGAGCAAAAGCTGAATCGAAAGAGAAGTTGCTAAAATCTAAATCTTCAAAACTAAATACCTTCATACCACGAGCTTGGTGTAATTTGTCTAGGTTTTTAGTTTCGTATCCAAACTCTACAGCGCCGTTTGTTGTTGGGTCAGTAGAGATAGACATTTTTAGAAGCGTCTTACTATAGTCGTTAGTTCCAAAGTCAAAGACTGGAGAATACCACTCAGCGACTACATTACGCCTTAAAACGATACTTGCAAGAAGATTTGTAGGCGTTGTCTCGTTATACCTTGCCAAGACCATTATCGGAGAGCTAGACACTCTCTTTAACTGGAAGCTTGCAGATGTTTGTTCTACGCTGGTTATCATAAGTTGCTCGTCTGTGAGCTTTCTTAAAAGCCTAAATCCAGAAGCTTGAAGTGTTATTGTTTGACCTAAAGCGTTAGTTAGCTCAAAAGTGCAATATCCATAATCTATATCGACTATGGTGTATTTTGTATTAAGTGCTAGTCCAGAGTTTCCTACATTGTCAGCATAGACTTCCATACCGTTGAAGAATCTTCCTATATGGTTTTCCGATAACAAGATTTTTCCGTCTTCGGTTAAGCTGTAGTCTGGAATATCTTCTGAAGCTTCATTGTTAAGTGTAAGCTCATAAAGATTGTCTGTAGAAAATTGAATCGTGTCGCCTTCTTGAAGACCTAGCTCTAAAGTTCCATAGATAATCCTATTGCTTTGAATATCTAAAGTAAGCTGGCCGGCAGAAGTGTTGTAATAAGTTCTATCTGTGAACTCTTTATCAAACACGCAAATCATACCGTCTGCAGTTCCGAAATAAAGCTCGTCGTCTATGATAGCCCACACTCTAGCTGGTATATTATCCCAATACCACCACTCATAGCTAAAGGTGTCTCCCATATCTCCTTCAGATTGAGAAGTAAACCTTGCGTCAGCTATATAGCAAACATTATCCAAAGACAAGTAGTATTTATTTTTATAAACAATTCCTACAGCTTCTGATAAGTCTGAGTGCTGTTTTAATCTTTCGTTTATGTATCTACTACGCTCTTTAGCGTATCTTTCAGTGGTTGATACATTGTCGCCAAGCACAACGCCAAACACGCCGTTAGGAGAAAGAATTAAAACATCTCCAGATAAGTTAGCGCTTGCATATCTGCTTTGAACACCTTCGCCAATACTTCCGGCAGATGTAGGGAAGACGGTTGTTATATTTACTAAATTTCCGTCAGAATCGTAAATCTCATTATCTGAGCCAGTTCTAAAATAAACTGTAGATTCTTGAGAGTTGTCTTCTTTGAAAATTGCCAAGCTGCTATCTGATAGTCTTTGATAAGCTTTTATTCCATAAGAAGAACTTCCTAGCTTCGCATAGCTTAAATCTGTAAAGTAAGTAAAATCGTCCACTTCAGAATAAAAGTCATAGTTACATAAGTTTTCATTTCCGCTTAAGAATAGTCTGTTAGAGCTTCCATTAGTTCCAAACAATATTCCAAAATTGCAATTAGTTATTCTGTCTTCGTAGCCTTCGGTGGTGTGCTGGAAGGTTACAAAGATATTGTCTCTTTGAGCTATCTGTGGCTTAGTGTTGATTGTGAAAGTTATCTGACCTTTGCTAAAGTCTATGTTTCCGACAATAGTGTCGCCAAGATAAAGCTTAGTTTTATCGTCTCCAGAGTTGGTTATTTCTTTCGTTACAGCAGTAGTGCCGTCAAGCGTCTCTAGGAGGATTGCAACCGTTGAATTAGCGTCAATTTCGCCAGAGTCGACTGTATAAGTCTTGTTAGTTGCGTCTACGCCTAGAAGCTGATTTTTGCGCTTATTTGTCAAAAGGTTTATGCTATCTAAAACACTTCTAGCTCCGTCGTCTGTTACACTATCGTCGCTGATTGATATTGTAGTAGTAGGAATATAGGTGTCTGAGTTGTTATAAACTCTTCTAAGCTCATAAGTAGAGCCTTCGTTCCAAGTTCCATAAACTAAAAAATCGCCACAGCCAATAATATAAAGTCTTCCTTTAGCTATAAAGCACTGGCTTCTCTGGTCTTTAATCCTACTAGAAATAACAGCAGATTCTGTAGCAGAGTTTGTTATATCCGTAGTAGAAAAAACTTTTGTAGCTTGATTATAGTCTAAAGTGAAGAACTTAGTTCCGGCGTGAACGATTGTCTTTTTGATATTTCCGTGTTTGTAATTGAAGATTCCGTTAATCTTTAAGTCGTTTCCTTGAGTATCTCTTATCTTGATAAGTTCGTTCCAGCCGTTTCTTTTACGGTTTACACCATATTCGTTAATAAAGTTTTTCATTTCTGTTGCTCTATTAGACTGAACTTTTAGAGGAGAGCTTGAAAAGTCTACGCCTTTGAAGTCGTCTAACTGAGCGCTAAGTCTCTCTTTAAGAGAGATGTTTGTTGACATTCTCACGCTCATTTATCCCTCCGTTTGCGAAAACACAGTTTTAATGCTGGTTTGTCGTCTCTTAATATCGTTATTAGTTGCGTCTATAGAAGCTTCAAAAAGATTTCTGGCTTCTGCTGCTTCGGCTGGCTCGTCTTCTCTAAATAAGTCTCCCTTGATAAAGTAAGGTATAACAGAAGCTATTTTATCTGGAAGCTCGATTTCTGTATCGTCTGCTGTAGAAGAACTTATTCTTGCAAGAGCTGGAGAATAGACAAAAGTTAATTCGTCTTCGATTGAAGGCAACATAACTATAGAATTTGTTTCCATAACATACTCACAGTTGCCATTGTAAGAAGTTTCTGTTTCGGCAATAACTCTATCCAGAGTGCCAAAGTCAGAGATAAGCTCAGATAGGTTATATCTAATTCTTCCGTTTTGCTCCGTGCCTTGTTCTTTGCTGATTGTAACCTTTTTAAGTGGAATAACTTTAGTGTCTTCTAATCTGTTATAGCAACGATTTATCGCTCCGGGCATAGAGTTGACATAGCGTCCAAAGTTTTCGTCTGACTTTAAGGCAGCCAGATTCTCCATACTTAAGTCGTCTGTATAGTCTGCAAACATCAATTTAAGAGCTTCAATCTTAATTTCTCCTAACTTCATATCAATTCTCCTTTATAAAATTTGTGGTGGATTGAGCAAGATTCGAACTTGCAATCAACAATTCTTTGTTAAGGTGCTAGCGAAAAGCTTTCTCCGGTTAAGCTATCAATCCATAGAAAAGCGTAGCGTCTCATAACCGTTACGCTTTTTTTAATTAAATTAAGGCAATTTTACAACTGCTACTTTTATATCTGCTGAGCCAGTCATAAGAACACGACCTTTGTTCTCTCCAGACATAAATTTGAAAGCGCCACTCTCAAGAGTGATAAATCTAGTTTTGCCAGCGCCAATAGACACAACTTTGTCTACAACGCCTTGAATACCGTTACCGTGCTTGAAAGTAAGGTTTGCAGCTGCGTTTCCAGCATTTTGAGCGATAATAACATATTTATCGTCTCTCTCTTTATGTTCGTAATAAGCTCCGGCTGAAGCGTCAAGAGCTGTTACAAGAGTTGAAGTAGTTACTTCTTCTGAAGGGATATTGTGTTTATCCAATTCTACTGGTGTAATTTTTACAATAGCCATAGTTTTTCTCCTTTACAATTTAGATTTTGGTAGATTAGTATTTAACATTGATTACTACTAATTCTTTTGGTCTAACAATTTTAGCGCCAAACAAAATGAAGCCTTTTACAGCGTCAGAGAAGCTCTTTTCTGGACGATATGGCTCAGTGTGAGTTAAAGGCTTAGCGTAAGCGATAGCTCTTTGAGTTCTAGCCATAATGAAGCTTGTTCCGTTATCTGAAGCTACATTGTTTGAAGCTTTGATTGTTAAGCTGTTATACATACCGATTCTACCATTTTTAAGGTTTTCACTATTGTTAGTGTTTTTGTCGGTGTATGCAGCAACAAACAAGTCTGCAAAGTCTGCGTCTACAGTTACAACGATTTTGGTTGAAGCTGAAACATCATTTTTGAATAGAGCCTTTTTAGCGTCTCTCAATGCTTTCAATACATTGATTTCGCCAGAGCCAGCTGTTCCTTCTACAACTTTAGGGACTGTAGCGTAAAGCTTTTTAGCTTGGTCGTCTTTTGCAAGGTCAGCGATATATTTATCTACTTCATTAGCAAGACCTTCTGTGGTTTCTAATTGAAGAGCTTCCATAACGCCTCCAACTGCTTGAGCCTTATCAATATCTCCAACTTTGTAATTGAAGTATCTGATTTGGTCGATTTGCATAATGATTGAAGCGTCTTCGATTTCTTCGGCTGCGTCAATATCATTATTTTTGTCTTTCTTGGCTACACTTTTGATTGTAGGTTTACCTACGCCAAGAATTTTAACTGATTCGCCCTTTGAACTAACATTACCTTCGTATTTTGTGTTACAGTCTTCTACAAAAACACAAAGTCTGTCTAATTCACGGTTGATTTCCTCGTTCCATACGGTAGGAATAAAATTTGCGTATGACATAGTTTTTTCTCCTTATTGAATTAAATTTTGTTTTTTTGGTGGGAATTACTTCCACTTTTGCATAGACTTTTTAATCTTATCAAAGTTTTTGCTAACTTCTTCTTGAGACATTTTTTTGACTTCTTCTGGCGTGTAATAGTCAGAAGAGCTTTGTTCTACACTGGATAGAGCGCCCGGTGTAGCCCTCTTGTTAGCTTCTTGTCTAATCCTAGTGGATTCTTGCTCTTGTTTTGCTTTGTTTACGATAGATTGATATTTATCGTATAGCTCAGACATAGGTGTTTTACCAACCTTGTCTTCTGCAAAAAGCCTAAACGCTTCGTCTTTGCCTAGTTCTTCAAGGTCTACTTCTGGGTGTTTGGTTTTGAAGTCTCTGTAGTCGTTCTCAAACCATTCTTCTTCTTCGGCCTTCTTAAGCTCAACTTGTGCTTGTTCCTTTTGCTTTGTTTTGATATGCTCAGAGTAGTCAGCAACTGGGTCTCCACCGGACTTTTTGATTTCTTTCATAGCTAAATATTCTTCTACATCTAAGTCGTCTACGATAGGCTTATTTGTATAAGGGTTAATACCGTCTACAGCTTCTTTGATAGCGTCATATCTAGTTTTCTTAAGTTCGGCTTGTCTCTCAGCTTCTCGTCTTCTACGAGCGTTTTCGGAATTGTCTTGAGTCTTTTTAGGCTCTTCAGTAGTTTTATTAGTTTCTTCTTCTTTGGCTGGTGTCTCTTCCGGCTTTTTAGAATCTGTAAACTCTACTTCATTGACATTTTCCTTGTTGCTAGCGTCAGAGTTTTCGCTAGCTCCGTTGTCTACGGCTTTAGCTGCTTCGTTAGTAGCTTTAGCTTCGTCGATTTCGGTTGTTTGCTCTGATAAGTTTTTGTTATCTTCCATAACACATCTCCTTTGATTTTTGCGCTCTTCAACTGCGTATAAATTTTATAACTCTAGCTACAGCTAGGAATTACCTTGTTTTTGTGTGTTCTTTGTTATGCTCAAAACACTTTGGATTTCGGCAGATATAAGTTATTGTCTTTTTATCTGCCTTTTTGACAATCATTTCAATTTTGCACTTGTTACAAATCATTTCCAGCACCTCCAGCATACAAAGCTTGAGCAAACTCTGTAGCGTCTGATTCAGCTTCTCGCTGTTTCCTAGACATCTCTTCCAGAGCCATATTGCCTTGTTCTATCTTTGCCTTCGATTCTGCGTATAAAGTAGCAATAATTGAGCGTAATTGATTATTTTCTTTGATTACAGAAACAACTTTGTCTACAACTTCTTTTTGTTGCTGTATAAGAGCTAAGTTCTGTTTGTTTTCTTCAGTAGCTTGCTCTAATTGAAGAGTTATCTCTTGTAATTGCTGTGTTAATTGTGCTATCTGTGTTTTTTCTTCTTCTTCGATTGCCTTCATAATCTCAGTTCGATTATTAAGAGCGTTCTTAGGATAAGCTTTTATGTAGGTCTTCTTATCTATCAATCCTTTAGAAAGAAGGTTGTCTAGCATATTTATATCGCCAGCAGCACTTGACTTTGTTCCAGCTACAGCTTCTACAACGATAGAGAAGTTTACATCTGCAAACTCAGAGCCACTGAATCTGTCAGAATAGCTAACTTCTTTTTCTTCCATATTGCCGTCTGCGTCTGGAATTTGTTCTGTCTTGCTATAAGTAAAGTCTTTATTTTCATAGAATAGCTTAAAGAACTGTTCTAGGATTCGACCTTGCTTCTCTTTAACTCTCCAGAAGTTATCTCTTAAAACTTCGATAGGCTGTTGAGCTTGAGATTGAAGCTGGGCGATAGCTGCGCCAGACATATTGGCTGAGATAGCTTCGCCAGTCATAACTTCGGTAGAGCCAGTAACGACTCTAGTTAGGTCTGTAAGAGTATTTATAATCTGGATAGGTGTTTGGTTTACTGAAGAGCCTTCTAGTTTTCTGATACCACTTCCAGTCTTAGAATAGTCGGTAAGAACTTGACCCGGCTCGTTTGTGATTTCTTGACCTTTAAGAGCGTCTTCTGTAACGACATATTTGCTCCAAGCATTATTTTGAGCAGAGAGTAAAGTCATAGCTAAGTTGAAGTTGATTGCTTTTTGGTTTGGAATAAGTCCTTCTACTTCGCCTAAGCCATAAATAGAATCTTCTCTAGCTTCATAGTTTCCTACAACAACTGGATAGAGAGTAGCTTTTCCTTTTGGAAGAGGCTCTGTTTTCTTGTTGTCTGGAAGGCTATTGTTTGGAGCGTCTATTCCTAAGCTTTCTCTAGCTGCTTCAATATCTGGAGAGATAGGGAACGGCTTATTTACAACAGTAGTCCTTGTAGCTCTTTCGCAATATACTTCGCCGTCTTTTCTGAAGTATCTTGTTATAACAGTTACAAGGTTTGATTCGTCTTGCTCTTTTGTGTCTGTTCTGTCTTCGTCTTCGTCTGAGACGATAGATTCTACATCTACATCTTTGTCAGCTTTAGCACGAATAGAATTGACTTCTTCTCTGGTTACAATAATAATCCATTTCTGTTTCTGTTCGTCAGTCTCTTTAGGATTAGCAAAGCCGATATTTAAGATATGGATAAGTTCTACTCTTAAGCCACCTTGCATATTGCCAACTTTTCCTTTAGCTTCTGAATCCCAGTAGTAGTGATAGAAGTAAGAGCCTTTAACCGTTCCGTCGTGAACAGCTCTAGCGTCATATTCTTCTTGACGCATTTCTTTTTGAATATAGTCAGCGAAGTTTGTAAACTTCTCAGCGTTTACCATTTCGTCTTCAGCTTTATAAACAAGCTTAACTACGCTGGATTGAATAGCACTTTCTTTATTTCTGACTATCATTTTAATTATGTTAATTACCGGTCTAGGCAAAGATTTTGTTCTCTCTGTAGCTGCCGGCCATTGACGACCTTCGAAGAAGTCTACAAACATAGGGATATTTTTTCTAAGTCCTATTTTTGATTGATATTGTTTGCATTTCTCCCACATATCCCAGAGATTCGTGTTTTTTTCTTCGACATCTATTTGTTTTGCCATTATTTTTTACCCTCCTCTCCGTTTAACCACTCGTCCATAATAGAGCGAGCTTCTTCTTCAGACTTTCCGGCAAAAGTGTCGCTTAAATATCTCTTGCCAAGCTGTTCGTCGTATTTCTTGTTTTTCTCAGCTTGAAGCTTGTTAGTTTTCTTCTGAGCTTCAATAGCTTGTTGAAGAGACTTAATCTGTTTAGCTTGAGCTTTCATAGTAGCTCTAATCTCTTCTAATTCTGCTTTTGATATAAACATTTTGCCTCCTACCAATCCATAAAGGAATTTTCTGTGTGTGTTTTTATGTGGAAGTTCTCTTCGATAAAGTCTGGCTCTTTCTGTTTTACTTCCAGCCAGCTTGAAGATTGTTGACTTGAGATATAGTGTGCTATTGCTAACGCCATTACCAAGTCGTCGTGGAAGCCTTCCATAGCTTCGGCTCTACCTTTGTCGTTCTTTACAAAAGTAAGCATTTCTTTTAGTGTCAGAGCGTCTTCTTCGATTGTTATATCTTCTCTTACAAGAGTTATCAAATCCGATAGAATAACCGGTCTTGATTTTGCGTTAGTTTCGAATCCAAAGCGCTTAACTACTTTCTTTGCCATAGTGTCAAATACTTCTCTGACATATAAGTTAGAATAGTTAAGCTTCTCTGACAGATATTTTGTAGGTTGTAAGCTATAGTTGACTTCGATACCGATTAAAGCTTCGTGATAGTATTTACCTAAACAATAAAGCTGTTCTGCATATAAGTCGTCGTCCATAGCTTGTTTGTGAAGTGTAGCTGCCGTCTTTCTAGTAAGGTTGTTTATTACCTTAGCAGTGTAGAAGTCGATTCCTAAGCCAGATGTATCTCCACCGATTGAATATGGAGCTTGGTGTGTTACCACGCCGTCTTTACTTCTGGTTTGCGGCTCTTCGTGAATACGAATATATCCGTGTTTATCTTCTACCCACTCAATATCTTCAATAGTGAATTTTTCTTCTAGCAGTTCGCCAGAAGAGTCTTTGATAGCTTCGTAGTTCTTTCTATACTTAAAATAGCCAGTTTTAAGTGGTTGCAAGTCCTTAACACGCTCAAATTGATTAGCAACTTTATCTTGGTCGAATACGCACTCTCCAGAGCTTATAAAGGCTTCTTGAGGGGAGATAGGATATTCTTGCTTGATTTTGGCTTTATCAATATAAGAATCATATTTTTTCGCATACCACGCCAGCTGTTCTTTAGTTAGACCTTTTTCCTTTAAGAGCTGAAGTCTATCTTGTAGCCACTGGTCGTCTTTGTTTTTATCCAAAAACTGATAATCTGTAGAAGAATATTCTTCTGTGCGCCACCACTCGTAAAAGAGATTTATACAGCTTCCTTTATCCCACAAATCTTTAGCTTCGTTATATCCGTTAGCTGTAGTCTCATAAACAGAGAAGCAGTCTGCTGTAGCAGTTTCTCCGATAGAGCTTTGTAAGTCAGCTAGTGATACTTCAAAGAAAGCAACTTCTGAATAGTGAATAAAGTTAAGAGTTTTTGAACGACCTACTTCTTTAGTGGCTGTAGCAATTCGCCACGAGCTATTTAACTTGTCAAAGAATAGCTCCTTCTTAGAGTTAAACTTTTCGTGTGGCTTAAGTATATCTGGCAATCTATCGTAAACTACACGGCCTTTATCGTTGAATATTGACTTCGTGTTGTCGTCTGCGTTTGCAAGAGTGAATCCAGAGAAGTTTTTACAAACAATAGCGTTACATAGCTGAATAGCTGTTATTAGCGTTGTAAAGCCTTGCTGTCTGCCTTTTAAGATAAAGTAAGGTCTTCCTTTACCATATTTCTCTGTCTGCTGTAGGAAGTCTCTCTGGACTTCGTTTAAGAAGAACGGAACAGTCTTTTTGTTTTTATCTACAACTGTTAAAACTGCTTCGATTAGCAAATAAGGCTTTGCTTGAACTTCTGCCGTGAGTTCTGGACTCTGTAATATCCACCTTGCAGCGTCTCTCACATAATCTTCGTCTTGGTTTGGCTTCTTACCGTCTAAGTAGTCTTGCCAGAGCTTCTTACGCTTGTTTGTGATGTC